TCATTCATACCCAATAATACCTTTTATAGTTATTAACAATTTCAATGTGTGCTGGAGTAGTTTCAACAAATTTATCATAATCATAACCATCATTTTTATGGTGATGTGTGTCTGTCAAATAAGGATTAACTGAATAATCTTTTCCACATAACATATAAAACACCACCATATAACAATCCATAAAACCTAATGGTTCGTATTGCTTTTGAAAGTTATCATGATTTTGTTTGAACCATTCAATCACTTTATCATAGTTATTCAGAAAGGTCGACACTCTAAAGATTGAACCGCCACCACAACCATATTGATTAGTGATTGGTCGTCTACCTGAAAACTCTGTAATACTATCTATAATGTTTTCGGGAATGATATTGCCAACAGTAATGTTGTGGCCTGCCATTTCCCAAGAATCATTTATTGTAATTTCCTTTTTAATCCAAACATCGTCTTCCATCATCATTATATGTGAAGTCTCACATTTCTGGCAAGCGAGTTTAAATCGTTCAAACCATACTAACAGTTTTTCTAAATTGTAACTAGGATATCCAACTTTAACCGAAAATGGAAAATAATCACAATTATTGGCAACACCAATATCTGATAAATCATCTGCGGCATCCGAACCTAGGAAATAATAAGCATCAGGATAATACTTACGAATATTCTCTACCATCTTTTCAGTAGATACTTTTTTGCCTGCTGAGGCAAGATGACAAAAAGAAATATCAACCATTATTAGTCACACAAAAAATAATACTATCAGACATACCAGAAGGTTCTCTTAAATCAACCGTTCTGTAACTCATATCATTAGGTACCAACATCATATATTCAGATACCCATTCCATGCTTGCAATATCTTCAATTACAAACATACCACCAGGTTTTAATTTTGGCAAATACAAATCTAATGATTGTAGGTGACTTTCTTTGGTGTGTGGACCATCATCAATGATAATATCAAATGATGGAAGTGTATCAGCAAAGTCTTTACGATAACCATCCGCATAAGTGACTTTAACTCTTGGGTAAGGTTCACAGTTTTGTTTAGCACCAAAATCAAAAGCATCAAGACCATAGATATCAGCTTCAGGGAAATAATGATGCCATAAGGCCAAACTGCCGCCACGGTGAATACCAATTTCTAACAAGCGAATAGGTTTATCTTTGTATGGTGCAAAGGCTTCATCATAAAAGCCACTACAATATTTGTGATTGAATTCTTTATCTGTACCAAATTCATAATGTGTATCATTACGCAAATTCTTCTCAATAATAATATCAACTAAAGTATTCATCACATCAACCTATCTTTCCATGTACGAGGTGTTTTATCAGAAATGATTTCAAGTGGATAAGTGTAATCAAAAGGTTTAGGTCCTTTTCGTTTAACATATGCCACAGTTTCTTGAATTGCTTTTCTTAAATCCGTTTTGGTTTCATAATCTAACAATTTACGAGCTTTGTCTGCGGTACAAGAAGCGTGTTTAACTTCTCTTGGTCGGTCAGGCATATGAATTGGTGGCCAAATAGTATCTTTTCTCATGTCACATTCGTCAGCAACTAATTCGGCTAACTTTGCAACAGTAATGGTACCCTCATCAGGACCAATGTTGATAATTTCACTCACAATATTTGGATCCAATGCCATCTTCTCTAAACAGTTGATACAGTCACCAACATATGAGAAGCAACGAGTTTGTAAACCATCACCATAGATAATTGCTGGCTTATTTTGTAGATTACGATTAATCATAATACTCATTACATTACGGAACGGATCGTCATATCGTTGGCGTGGACCGACAATATTATGTGGCACAGCAATATTCCATTCCATGCCATGAGTTTCACACAATGCTTTTAATACATCTTCACCGGCAACTTTTGCAATACCGTATGGGTCTACTGGTTTAGGATCCATGCCTTCATGAAATGGTGCTTCTTGGTCACCATATCGTGCCATTGATGTGCAATAGACAAATCGTTTTACTTTATTTTGAATGGCAGCAGAGATTGTAGATACACTTGCCTCAAAGATGTTTTTTGTAATAAAACTAGGAGAGAATACAGATAGTCCTTCATGTGCTGTTGCAGCAGTATGAACAACGATATCACAACCTTGCATGATATACGCCATCTTATCGTTATCGCAACAATCAACAACATAGAGTTTGGCTTTCTTTGGAACATTATCACGATAACCACCAATCAAGGTATCATTACCAATTACTTCATGTCCTAATTCAATAAATCTATCAGCAAGGTGACTACCTAGAAATCCTGCTAATCCTGTAATAAAGATTTTCATTATACTCTCTTAATCAAAGTCATACCATTGTTATTAGTTCTTCGTTCAACTAACTGCCATTGTGGATTAGCATCTAAGAATTCTTGAATTGCTTTCCAAACACCTTCTTCACCACCTTGACCACGTTCACCAAATAATTCTGTATCATGGAATAATATATATTTGCTCACTTTATCAGCATGAAGTGCCAATTCACCTTTGACTTGTTCATATGAATGATAACTATCAACGAGCATAATTTCTGTTGGTGCAATTTCAGTTTCTAATGTAGAACATACATGGAGTGTTGCATTACGACCGGATGCTTGTGCGTCAGCAAAGTATTGACGAGTTACATCATACGGAGAAATTTCATAACTGTGCATTTCAATGTCGTGTCTCAGAAAACCTCTGGTACTCTGTGCATAGCCAACACCTAATTCAGTTGCGTGTTTACACTCAGATGTTAATTCTGAAATCCATGGTAAATGTTCGTGCATATCTGTGTTTCTAACACAAGCGTCTTGATATTCTTGTTCAAAGTCCATATTAAGTCCTGTAAATAAATAATTCTGATTCATCTTCTTGTCCATACTTCTCTTGGACAAATTTCTTTAATTCTGGCACTCGGTCATACTGGTGTACAATAGGGTAAACATGGCCAGTCCAGTCTTTCACTAAACCATCTTCAAATACAGGCTCAGGGAAAAGTAAATTGGGTCTGAATTGTTCAATCTTAGAAGGATCCATGATTGTACCTAATTCAGCCGCCCATTGTGTACTTGTTTGTATCACATCTTTAAATGGTTGGGTGTTGATTAGTACATTGAATACAGCTTGGTCAACAATAGGAATAGGCCTGTTTGTTGCATTAGTGAAGATATTGAACACCATATCTTTTACATATTCAGATGTGCCTCCGAATGTTCCAACATTAAAGATTTCATTATCTTTGAATTTTTCGTAAACATAAGGCCCATAAGTCTGATATAAATTTTCATTACCCCAAGGTTCATTTTTATACCTTAGACCTTCTGAAGCAACAACTAATTTACGGTCAACTAGAAATTTAAATGGGTCTACTTGAAAATAAACATCTTTGACATCTGTGGTAACCACATAATCATATTCTTGCCAATGTTTTTGTAAATAATCGTAGATTGATAAGAATCGTAATACATGAATAGGTACACCTTGAACATTAATCATAGGAACAACTTTTACATATTGTCCTTCTAACCATTCAATTGTTTCTTGTGTGGCATTACCTACAACTAAGACAACATCATTATCAATACCAGCAACTTCTTTTGCTGATAGAACCCAAGGTTTTAATTGATTGATGCCGTAATTTGTTGCACCACCAATGATTAAGTTTTTGTTCGCCATGGATATTTCCCATCATATTTTTTCATCATTACTTCATTACCATTAATAAAGAAGTCTGCCGTGACAGAACCTTTACCACCATCAACACGATAATGTGTTGTGTATTCGTTTGTGCAATCCCACTTTTGATAGTGTTGAGTTACGGCTTGTAAGAATACTCTATCTTGGCCCCAACCACCATGCCACGCAGAAGCCAATGATACAGCAACTGACGTTTTAAGGCAATAACTATTAGTATCAATATGGTGTACACCATGGTAAGTTTGCCATTTACCTAATGATTCACAATCATCAAAGCAAACAAAGTTACCAGCTTTGTCGTGTACTTGTCTCAATGAATAACACCAGTCAAGATTTCGTCTTTGAATTGTTTCAACACAAGTTTGTACATGACGGTCTCCTAACCAATTATCTTGGTCAAGATACATCACATATTCAGTATCGACTAAATGGGTAAACGCTGCATAGACACGGTGTCCATAAAAACCTTTGGCACCGACATTGATTGGTAAACCACACATTATAATATTTTTATAATTTGGATGTTTCTCAAATTGTTTAATATGATTCTTTACAGCATAAACATATTCAGGTCCATCACAAACAATATAACACTTGGTTTCGTATGTTTGATTTAATACAGATTTAATTGCTTCGTGTACTTCTGCTGCGCCAGTAGTTGGTATAATCACAGTTGCGGTCATAATTAATCTCTTGTCAGTTTTAAAATCTTTTCTATTTGTGCTTCAATTACGGGTTTACGATTTGGCCAATATATGTATTCTTTATCTCCAGTAGAATGTAATTTAGTCAAGAAAGGTACAATCATCTTTTCTAATTCATTCAATCTTGCTTTATAATCTTCTGCCGTTGCAGCAGTTTTATTAATTACTGAATTATATTCTTCTTCGGATACAGCAGAGAAACCAAAATCATTATCATCTGCGTATTGTTTAGCGAGTTTATCAAAATCAATTAATCCCATATTTCACCTTTATCTATAACTATAATCACACATAATTCTTGTTGGGTATCCGTCACCGCCTTGTGTATCACGAATATTCACTTTTAGAATATACTTTTGCGTTTCTATTTCCATATCTATCCTTTTTCCCGTACCGGTTTTTCCACCGTAATATACTGTACAAGATAAAGGAGTTGCTGCTTTTTCCATGTATGGTTTATCAATCTCATACACTTTAATACTGCCGCCAATTTTGTGTACGATAGTATAACCATGGCCAATGCCAGACTTTAAGAAATCTTTAAGATTGGATTTCTGTGCTGGTGTCATTGTTTTAAATACATCTTCTGAATATCCTTGTTTCAATTTACCATTGTAGATATCACAAAACAATTCATTCTTAATGTTAAACATTTCTAACAATTTTATTCCATTAGGATTTTCAATTTTACCGCTCTTGATTTCAGATGTCAGAAAAACCTGTTTAATGCCAGAATTAAAAAATGTTACAGTACCAGAAGTTTTTAAACTTAAATAATATTCTTTCTTTTGACTAATTAAGGTTACATCACTAACAACTTGTCCTAAATTATTATCTCTAACGGGTATCTTAGATGAAATCAAAACTTTTGGTGTGTATACGATTGGTCGTCTATTGTTTAATTCACCAACAGTTTTAACTTCAATCTCTACCTTTAATTCTTTTAACTCTTTTAATTTATAGATTTCAGCAACATCTTCAACGGCTTTAGATAACTTCATATCTTGTTCTTCGCCAGCCCACCACTTTTCAATTGCTGTTGCAAAGATACCTTCAAAAGCATTACCTTGATTTTTTACACCTCGACCACCTGAAGAACCTTCACCAAATTTCATGGTGATTCTTTGTGCTTTTGCTTTAACTTTTAATTGTCTTAAATCAACTTCACCTGAAAGTCTACGGGTAACATTAATCTTACTCAATTTGAGTGGATCGATATTGATAGGTGATGTCTCTTTAGGGAACATCTTTTTAAGTGTTCCAAATACACTAATGATTTCGCCTACACGGAGTTTATCTCCTCGTAGGGTCTTTTGTATTTCAGCAGCAGAAGTGGGAAAAAATGTGTACGCCATGTAAATCTCCATTTTGTTAAGGAGTATTTATTATACACACCTACCGGATGATGTCAATGTTTGTATCATTAGTCCAGACTTCAACTGTTGTACGGAGGCGACCTTCTGCTTTAAGTGTTTCATATCGATTTGTTGCCTTCTGCTTCCACCACTCAACGATGTTGTTTAATTCATGTTTTTGATAGTTTTCACCTGGAATCAAAGTATCGGTTTTGCAATTCATGTAATCAACGGAATTCTTAAATCCATAATCTGAAGTATAATATCTTTTCTTTTCTGTCAACTTTTTGGCGTTCTCAATCGTTAAAGAGAATGCCTCCCCTTCAGGTGTACCTTTAAGTGCTGCTTTAGTTAAAGCAATAATTTTAGTAAAAGTTCTTAGTTTTCTACTGGTAGTTGATGTATCACCTGCCAACAAATCTCCAGTAATATTCTCCACATAATTTTTCAAATCATGATATCGTCCACCGTGCATCATTGGCACAATATCCGATTCAGTCAAGCCACGAAAACGAATATATGGTTTAATGCCATCATACTGTGATACTGACTTGGTACTTCCGTATAGACTGGTAGTTTCAAATAGACATACATTCATACCATATTTCTTATTGCACATTTCTCTTACAGTATGACTGGTACAAATGGCAGATAGAAGTTTACCACCTAGATAATTAAAACCGAATGGTTGACTTGGTACAATTACAAAACCCATAACACAAGCAGTATTGAATCGTTTGGCAGTATCCTCCTGCTGAATCCAGACCTGTCCTAAGAGTTCATTTCGAGGTTTCATATAGATTACTGGTGAACCTAACCGAATGAAACCTAGAATCTTTCCTGAGTTCTTCTCTTTGACAGCCAATTGTATATTCTTACCAACTGGTGCCTTATTGATGTGGGAACTGGTAATGGCAAGCAATGTTTCAAACTGAGCATTTGGTATTTCACAAACTTCAATATCCATATCTTTTGGATGTACCGAGAAATCAGAAAACAAATCATCTTCTGGTGGAAACAATGAAGAAGGTAAATCTTCAAGGTTTTTTATCTTCTCATCACGCATATATTCTTCGGTACTTCCAATATTACTAAAGTAATCGTGGAATACTTTGGAACAATGTAGTGCTTGTTCTCTAGTTAATATCATACTTTAAATCCGTCAAATGATTTTTTCTGTGGTTGAATTTTGTTAAATGCGCCAACAGGTGCAGTACCGGCATCAGCAATACCTTGTTGTGCAGATTGTTCCACATCATACAATTTCATTTTGGATCTATCGACACCAATTGCAAATCGTTTGTAATAAGATGGATCATTGTATCGATTCTTCAATTGCTTTACCATAATCTGTCCGAGTTCTTCTAATTCTTCGGAAGAAATCAAAGCAAACATCAAATCGGCAGTAGCAGGAAGTCCAAAAGATTCAGAAGTATCTTCTAGTCCTGGATCGGATGATGTGAATCCGCTTCGTGTCGTTTGAGTTGCGGAAACAATTGGTACGTTATACTCGACTGCCAGTCCTCTAAGTTCTTCAGCAATCGATTTAACATATGTGTAGGAATTAATATTTGCACCAGCCTTGATACGGCTAGAACAACAGATGTTAAGATAATCAACAAAGATGATATCAGGTACAAAACTGCGTTTAAGATTAAGTTCATTTAATAATGTCCTAAAATGAGTTACAGAAGCCGATGCGGTTGGGTATTCTTTGATGATAAGTTTGCCTGTTGTCTTTTCTTTAACCCGAGCAACTTTCTTATCATACATATCTTTTGGTAAATCCATCAAATCATCCAAAGATACATTCAAAAGATTTGCATCTATTCTTTCAGCAATCTTTTCTTCAGCCATTTCCAAAGTGATATACAATACGTTTTTACCAAGAACCATACAGCTAGAAGCAACATGGCACATGAACAAAGACTTCCCAACACCGGTGCCAGCAAGAGCAATATTAAGAGTCTTAGCAGGTAAACCACCTTTAGTGATTTTATTAAAATATTCCAAATCAAAGGGGATTCTTTCTTCTTTGCGATGATAGAACTCATATCGTTCATCGGAGTTTTCGAGATAATCGTGACCTACTGTGGTATCGAATGAAACGGCCAAGGCGTCCGATAATATAGAGGGAATCGCACCTTTGTCCTGATTTTTATCTTTGCCATCGAGAATTGAAATAGCCCGTAGTACACCATTATAAATCGCCTTCTCTTGGCAGAACTTTTCGGTTTTGTCAACAAGCCATTGAACTTCGGTTTCTGCTTTGCTATTTGCCTCAATTTCTTTGAGATAAGTTTCGCATCCCTCAACTTCGTCAGATGTAAGAGTACTCTTTTCTTTGACGGCAATACTAATTGCCTCAACCGATGGTGGAGAATTGTAAGTTTCCGTGAATGATGTAATTTCATTGAATAATGTCCTCTCCGTTCTGTCGGAGAAATAATCAGATTTTAAAAACGGTAATACTTTTCTTAAATAATCTTCATTATAAATCAGATTCTTTAATATCGCTTGTTCCAGCTTCATCGTATACTTCCTGTTCAATATTACTACTCATAATTTCTACCAATAAATCACCAATGTAATTCTTAAAGGTTTCATCCTTTTCTAACTTCTTTGGCTTATCGATTGGTGATTCTAACACATCGTAAGCAAAAAGTAAATGGACCTCATCACCTTTTTCTTCAAACTTAACTCTACCATATTTGTAAAGAGTGCCTTTGTACGGACCTTCTAAAAATTTAATGTGTACCGAAGCGGCATCTTCTTTTGGGTAAATATAACAGTAATCAACGCCTTCAATCATCTTCTACTCCGTTAGTAGTCTCCACTTCAAATGCTTGTTCTACTTCTTCTTTGATAATACCACCTGTTGCAATTTGGTATTTGTCTTGTACATATTGTTGGAAAGATTTCTGTTTAAGAATTGGTAACCAGAATTCTGATGTATCAGTTTCTTTGATACGGTATTTCTTATCTTCTATAACGCCAGATTCCGTATCCACCTTAGAGTACCAACCGTTGGATGGTTTGATGACATGACCTGAATCAAGAGCGATGTCAAGTAACCCACTCCAACGGCTAATACCACCATCATGACGAACGGTGACCGGAATCTTAGACTTCTCTTTAACATATCGAGACTTTTCGACATTAATGATAAAATTATATCCAACAATTTCTGTACCTTCTTTCTCTTGTTGACGACCAATAATAAAAATATTATCGGCAGAATAATATGAACCTGTACCACCACCAACGATATCTTTAGGGAACATTCCGATTTCTTTGTAAGTATGATTGACAACAATCATTGGAATATCTTTAAGTGATAAGTGTGGTGTAATCATTCGGAATAATGATTTAACTTGTTTTGCTCTTGACATATCGGCAACAGATTTGCCATCAAGTGCATCATCGACTTCTTTTTTTGATGCTAAATTACCAATTGAATCAATTACAATAATCAAATGTTCACCACGTTCAAGATTGGTGAGTTGTTGCATCACATCAAACTTTAATTGCTCAATATCAGTAAGAGGAGTGTGCAGAACACGATTAGTATCGATTCCAAAGGAATCAAAATAAGACTGAGGAGTACCAAACTCGCTATCATAAAATAATAAAGCAGCATCTTCGTATTTGTCCAAGTAAGATTTTGCCATCAAAAGTGAGAAAGCAGTCTTAAAGTGTTTTGATGGGCCTGCCCACATTGTAAGACCTGGTGTTAAACCGCCATCTAATTTACCAGAAAGTGCCACATTGATAATGGGCACCGAGGTTGGAATCATATCTTTGTTTGTAAAGAATTTTGATTTAGATAGAATAGCCGAATCTTTAATACTACTATTCTTTTTAATTTTGTCAAGTATACTCATTTATTTTCCTTTTTCACGAAATGCAAATTCAGCATTGTAATCATACTTAGGTTCTAAGACTTTAGTTCTAACTCCTGCTGATAATGGAGGCATAGTTTCACCTGATGCTTCATCTAATACAATTGGCTGTGCCTTTTCAAACTCGGCAATGTTTTCTTTTTCAACTTCAATTTTATCGTCAGGTTTAGTTTCAGTAAATACTGGTATGTCACTTGCCGTTAAACCAGTAATTTCACCATCTTTTACGATGGGTTTTCCAGGTGGTGGCTTCAATGACATATTTGCTGCTATCAATAATAACACAGCTAGCGGGTCAAATACAACCATAATCAACATGATTACCAAACGAACTGCTTTGTCTAAAGCATTATCGTCATCACTACCATATACCAAATCACCAACATACTTAATAGGACCTACTTCTGCCACAAGTTTATTAGATTCTTTTAATAATGGTAATTTTTTCTTACTGATTTCGGTTAATTCTTTTTGAGTATCTTGAATTTGTTTATCAAGTCGATTGTTTGCCGTTGATGGATCTTTGGCTCGTGCCAACAAATAATCTAATCTATCTTTGGTAATTTTCTCTTGTTGATTTAATGTTTTGACTTCTACATTATTGGCGCCCGCATCAAGTGTGGAATCAATATGTGCTTTGGCCAAGAAACCAAAAATACCCATACTAGTAATCATCATCAAAACAATCACTGCGGTTGTCAAGTATGTTTTCAATAAAAGTGGGCAGGTCTTCCAATTACGATATAACCATGATGCAGTAACCAGTTTACTGGCTTCAAGAACTCCGCCCATAAAGACGATTGGCCAAAACGCACCAGTAAAGATTGCTGCCAATCCGATTACCGAATAGTAGGCAGCAATACCAGATAATGCCAAGGCACATAAAAATGTTAAGTAAATCATGAGAAGAAATCCTCCAGACTGCTTATTTTCTCTGTTGTCCAGCCCATACAATCAAGAATGACTTTGATGGGTTCAATAAATGACTTTTCAAATTGTAAATCATAATCGATATAATTGTCAAGCCCAAACTCTTTTGGTAATCTACCAGGAAAAGAAATAACGGTATTCTTAAAATGATTTGGTGTTTTAAGATAACTATACTTTAACTTCTCACCTTCTTGAATCAAAGGATACTTTTTGGTTAGTCCTTTTTCTTTGAGATAATGATTATAAAGAATGGCACCCTTAACATGAATTGGAGTACCAAGTTTATACAATGTCACCGAATCATAATATTTAGCCAAACCATTACAGCCTCTTGGTGAAGAAATATCTTCTGGTGGTAATGCCTTGAATTCTTCTTTAAAGTCCTCAATAAATTTGTGTACATCATCTTCTGTACCGGTTACAAGAAGTTTAATCAAATCATACATCTTAACACGAATGACAGATGGTGTTGAAGATTTAACCATTTCAAGACCCATGACTTTGAGTTGTGGTTCTTTGTATTGCACACCTTCATTATTATACACATTCAGAATATATCTTTTCTTTGCAGTCCAAATTCCTACATTAGAAAGACCTTCACGTTTCATTTCCATCTTTTGAGCATATGCACAAACATACTCTGCAAGCTCCTGATAACTTTTGTCAATAAAAGGTTGAATTTTATCTTCACATATACGGTCCATGATGGAGATAACTTTTGAAGTTTCAGTCTTTGTTTTAACAATGCTATCAACCAATGGACCAAGGTTGAGATAAATCGAATCTGTATCTGACGCAATAACATAATCTTTCTCACTTTTTAATATCCTGTTCATCCACTCATTAAGTTTAGCTTCAATCCAACGAATACTTAACTGGCCAGCGGTCGTAACACCAAGAGCCATACGCAAATCATAAAATCTGAAATACTGAGAGCCAAGAGCGCCGTAAGCAGAATTAAGTGATACTTTCTTTGCCAACTGGATGTTATTATATTTTGCAATACGTTTTTCAATTTCATACTTTTTAGATTCGTCAGTTTCATTTTCATATTCTTGCTTTGCGGCCAACATCATGTTCTTAAACTTCTTACGGTCTGTATACATTTCTTCCATCATCTTAGGTAAGAAACCTTGTTTGACAGTAGAAAAGAATTGGCCATTAGGAGTTAGTGTTGCACCTTTAAGTCTTGTTAAATCAACTTTCTTGGCCAACATCTTATTAACATCAACGCCTTGTTCCAGAATGTCACGCATTTCATCTGTGTAATCTTCAGGTTCAATCAGAGTTTCAGGACTAATATTATATTGCATCATCAAGTGAGGATACAAACTATTCAAGTCAAACGATGCCACCCAATCATGCTTGCCTACTTGAACCTCTTTAACATAAGCACCTTCAAACATACCATCTTTGTGTTTAGTGATACGAGGCGGTACAATGATATTCTTCTCATACAAGTAAGCATAAGTCAAAGAATCCCACATACGAGTTTGAGCAAAGACATCTTCAAAGTTTGTCTTGGTGTCATAAGCAAGAGTTACTGCCAGTTCAAGCAGTTTCAACTTATCTTCTAATTTGATAATGAGTTCAACGTCTTTGATGTTATACTCAATAAACTTTTGAAAGTTCAAACGATACAATGCGTGTAGGTTATCATATTCATCATAAGAGATTTTGCCTTCACCAAGTTCTACCTGTGCAATAGCATCAAGACGATAACTCTCTTGTGACTTACCGCCAGGAGCATACCATTTGTATAGTTCGATGTAGTCTAGTGATTCAACGCCAAGTAGACCATAAGCAATCATCTCTCGGCCATTGATTATAGTCTTTCTTTCAGAAATAAAATTCCAAGGTGACAACTTCTTAGTTTCTGGTTCGCCAAGAATTTTACGAAATCGATTGATGAGATAAGGTATATCAAAAAACTTTGTATTCCATCCTGTAATGATATCAGGATACTTGTCTTTCCAAAATGCCATGAATTGTTTGCAAAGAGAATACTCATCTTTACAACGAACATAAACTTCATTACCTTGTACTTCATACTCACCACAGGCAAATACAAAAGGAGTTTGATTTAGAAATTTGATACAGATAGCGGTGATTGGTTCGTTTGCTTTGTATGGGTCAGGAAATCCATTCTCTGAACCAACCTCAATATCGATTACGGCAATCTGAACCTTATCATAATCATAGTCGACCATGCCACGATGTTGTTCAGCGATATAAGCATATTCAAATCGTGTTTGACCATAGATTACTGGAGAACCTGGCACTCCATCAAATTGCTTGATGTAGTCTCTAGCAGCACGAAGGTCACCAAAGACTTTTTGGTCAAGTGGTAGACCATCTAATGAAGAATAAACACCTTGTGGGTTTTTACGAGAAGGAAGATATAATGAAGGAGAATAATCAACTTTCTCCCTCACTACCTGACCATCACGAATGCCTCGATAGAGAATACTGTTACCGAAACTTTGTACATTAGTATAGAAATTGCTCAATTTAGCCTGTAATCAATGATTTTTGTGGAGGAACGATAATACCAGCACCAAAGATTTGTTTATAATTACTAATAAAATCTTCAGCAGGAACATAGGAGTATACTACACTACGCTTAGAAATGGCAATAGTGGCATCTTTCTTTTGTTCAGCATGAAGCGGGAATGGGGCCAGTCCAACACTAGGTTGACCATCTTTACCACGAACTACAGCAATACCAACTGGATTACTCAATACATATTCGGTCTCAGATTCCGATTCAATTTCACTCAAAACCTCTTCTCCGGTCGTTAATTTCAATACTTTAATGTCCATTATTTTCTCCTAATAAAATTGGTATAAATATACTTGTTACTTATATTGATGCTTTGGTGATTATATACGATTAACCAACGATTGTCAATACAAAAATGGATTTTTTTAAATTAGTTGCCGAACTTGGCTTTCCAATTGCCGCAGCGATGGCTGCCGGTTATTTTGTATTCCTGACCTTGAAATTTATTCTGGCAGGAGTCACTTCTTCTGTGAAGTCTTTAAGTGGTATTATTACTGCTTTAGACAATCGTGTTAAAACCATGAATCATGATGTTATCAGAATTGATACTCTAATGTCAAGCGCATTAGGAGTTAAACCTGACACCGACCGTATTGCTCGTGCAGACGGCAAAAATGATGCTCGAAAGGACTAATTATGCCATTATATAAAGAATTGGATGATTTAGAAGATATCGCCATCAATTTTGATGATGCGGCTCGTTTGGCTGCCACTCAATTGCTCGATATCGATAGTGAGTTAGCATTACAAATTATGAAGTGTTCTTCTAGTTTTATGAAAATTGCTAAACAAAAATACAAAGAAGAAGTATAATGGATCCAGTAGAATTAGTTAATAAGTATGGTTTTCCTATTGTTGCCGCAGGCGGCATGGGTTACCTTATATTTTATGTGTGGAAATGGGCAACACAAGAAATTAAGCCTGTTTTAAGTGAAGCAAGTAATGTTTTGATTGCTTTGATTGACCGTGTCAGGATGTTAGATAATGATTTGATTAGATTGAATCAAAAGCTAAACATCGTATTGATGTTACGGGAAATTAAGGATGAAGATAAACAAGATACTAAAAAGTCTAGTTCTAGCGTTATTAAGTAGTTCCGCTTTTGCTACAACTATTGCTGATTATCAGTTTAAGAGTCCTTCTTTAAATGGTAATGGGTACGGCGCATTTCAAATGGCATTGGAAAATGAGCAATATGCTCGTTCACAGGCTATTCTTCAAGCTATGGAAGCTGCAAAGCAACAAGCAAAAGCAGATGCCGCCAATACACCAATCAATCAATTTCTAACAAACTTAGAATCCCGTATTTACGCTCAAATTTCACAGAACTTGGCAACTGCCATGTTTGCTGGTGGTTCATCTACTTCAGGTCAAATGAACTTTCAAGGTAACACAATATTTTGGACTAATACAGGTACAAATATTCAATTACAAGTAACCGATAATGTCGGTAATATGACCACAATTAATGTGCCACTTGGCTCATTTAATATTACAGGAAGTGGTCCATGAAAAAATTATTGTTAATACTATCAGTTCTTATTCTTTCTGGTTGTGCTATTTCACAAAAAGCCGGCCAAATGGTTGGCGTTGAACATGAGCCAAAAGTATTAGAGAACAAATTACAAAAAGAGTTCGATGAAATTCCACCACCATCTAAAGGCAGATTGGTTGTAGCAGTTTATCAATTCACAGATAAAACAGGACAACGTAAAGCTATTCCTGGTATCGCATCATTTAGTACCGCAGTTACACAAGGTGCTGATGCCTTATTGATTCGTTCATTACAAGATGTTGGTCATGGTAGATGGTTTGATGTAGTTGAGCGTGGTAACATTGATGCTCTTACTAAAGAACGTTTAATCATTACACAGATGCGACAAGCATATGAAGGTCCGCAAGCACAAAAATTAATGCCTTTAACTTTTGCTGGTATTATACTTGAAGGTGGTATTATTGGTTACGATACAGGTTTAGAATCAGGCGGATTAGGTTATAACTTTTTAGGTATTGGTCCAACAACACAATACAGTAAAGATATTATTACTGTTAGTTTAAGAGCAATATCAGTTAATACAGGTAAAGTATTGGCAACTGTAACAGTTACAAAGATTGTTTATAGTACAGCAGATGCTATAGCAATTTTTAAAAGTATCGAACCAGGTGGAATAGGAAGTATGATATCACAGATTGGTGCACCCAACAATGGGTCGGTAAGTCCAACTGCGGCCATCTTTCAGTTTGAATCTGGTTTGACAATCAATGAGGCAACAACTATAGCATTAAAGACAACAATTGAAGCAAGTGTGGTTGAATTAATTAAAGAAGGACAAAGAAAAGGTGTTTGGGATTATGGTACAATCATGGAAGCACAACCTAATCCAACCATCTCAGCAACGCCGAGTATTCCATTGGGTATGTCTAGTAAAAAAGACACGCCAGCGGATGTGGCAGCCAAGATGGGAGTAGTAAAACAATAAGGAAAAGAAATGAAAAAGAGCTTAAAAGGCGCTGGCGGATTGTCGAGAAAATTATCCGCAATTCTAATGACAGCTGTAATGCTGTTGTCGGGACTGGCAGTAGCCGGAGATAATACCATTTATATCAATCAGTCAGGAAGCAATTCGACTATTGGTGTAACACAAAATGGTGCAGGTAATGCCGTAGAAGGAGTTCAGACTACTGGTTCAAGTGCAACTACGCCGGCAGTAATCAATGGCAATAGCAATCAAGTTACTGTTAATCAAGTTGGTACAGGTGATACTTTACAACTAGGTATTCAGACTACTGTTGCGAATGGTATTTCAAATGGTAACAATTATAGTTATTCTATTACAGGTAGCAACTCTACTGCTGTCATCAATAGTAACAATGATGGTTCTGGAACAAGTGCAAGCAACAATGTTAATGTAACTCAAACAGGTAACAACTCTAATTTGAATGTGAATATTTTAGGAACAGGAAACAATCTAACTGCAACAACTGCTGGCGGCACAAACAATAGTGTGGTTGCAACTGTTAATGGTACAGGCAATAATGATACTGTTAATATGAATGGTGGCGGTTCAAATAGTTTTACTTTGAATCAAGGTAATTCTACAACTGCTTCTACCACAAGTTCTGTTACATTGAATTCTACTGGTGCAAGCAACACATTTGGTATTACACAAAATGGTGGCACCAATGGCAATACTGTTACTGTTGGAGGTTATAGTGGATCTACTACAACACCAAGTGGTTCGTTAAATGGTTCTAGTAACTCTGTAACTGTTTCACAAACAGGTAATGCTGATAATACATTTATTCTTGGTTTGACAGGAAGTACTAATACATTTAATGTTACACAAGGTGCTGCAACAGGTAATAACACCACAAATATCCAAAGTAGTGGCAGTAACAACACTTGGACTATTCATCAAACACATTGATTGGAAAAACTATGATTACGCTCAAAGAACTGATTAAAGAATATGAAGAAAAGAATCCTGATAATACTGAGTTTCTTGATTTTGCTGACTTGCTCAGTCCCCACATTAGCAGCGGTGGGGACAATAACGGAGCAAGTGAATACACCAGCATCAATACAAAGAGCTAAAACAACTTTAACCGGCACCAAAGGTACTGGTGTCGAAATGGAAGATGCCATCAATACCAAACAAGGTAAGGTTGGCATCATTTTTGCCGATAATACAAAAGTACAAGTAAATGAAAATTCTAAATTGGTCATTGATGAGTTCGTTTATGATCCAAAAAATAAAGGTGCTGGAAAACTGGCTCTCAATATGGCGGCCGGCACGGTCCGTTATGCCAGCGGCGCCATCGCTCACGACAATCCTAATAAAGTTGCTATCAACACTCCTACCGCTACTGTGGCTGTCCGTGGTACTGATTTCACAGCTACGGTTGATGAACTAGGTGCCAGTACAGTAATTTTATTACCTAGTTGTCCTACAAAAAATCCAATAGATGTTGAACATGAATGTAAAACAGGTAAGATTGAAGTAATCAATGATGGCGGTTCAGTTACATTAGACCAACCATTTCAAGCCACTAAAGTTACAGCTAGAAATGTGGCGCCCACAAAACCTGTTACAATAAAATTAAATGAAGATAGTATTAATAATATGTTGATTCTTGCACCACCACAAGAAATTAAAAATGCTATTAAACAACGTGAAGATGAAAAACAAGGTGTGGTGACAGCGTTAAGCCAAAACTTCTTACAAGGTGTGGATTTAAGTAGTGTCTTGGCAGCAGAAAATTCTCAAATTTATACCAATGCTTTACAACGTAATTTTTTAGACCAAGACTTTCTTGCAAATGTTTTACAATTATTGAATGAAGAACTATCACAAGAATTTGGCAATTTATTGGCACCACAAAAGAATAGTTTATTGCCAGACTATAATTCTAAAACAGGTGTAGTGGCCACAGTCGATGCTATATCAGTTCAGTTGTGTCGGTCGGATGCAGGTAGTAATACTTCTTGTATCACAACACCAAAAACACAAAACGCAACAGTAAGTCAAACACAATCAGGTAATGTAACTATTACTAACCGCATTAATGCCGGTGGTAATACTTTCATAACCACCAAACAAAACTAATGAAAATATTATTCACATTTCTTCTTGCTGGATTATTAGGATTTTGTGCACCAAAATCTTATTCACAAACATCAGGATTAAATTATGTAACTTATGCTGGTACTGGTGCCACGCCAAATTATACAAACTTGGCATATCCAAATCCATTGAGTTCAGGTATAGTAAGTAATATTAATTACAATTGGGGTAGTGGTTATGTTTTAACATCAGGTCGTGTTGACCAAGTTATTATTCATTTTACTGGATACATCAATATACCTACTGCCGGAACATATACATTCGGGGGTAATGCAGATGACGGATTAGTTATAAGCATTAATAATACTACTATAATTAATAGTTGGCAAGAAGATGGTGGTAGTTTCAGACAAGGCAGTATTAATTTACCTGCTGGCGCTGTTCCAATTAGTGTTTGGTATTATGAAAACGGTGGCGGTGCATTAGTCAATTTTCAATGGTATCAAAATAATAGTTGGCAGGTTGTTCCTTCCACAAGTTTGTATACCAGTATGCCGGCACCACAGTATACTAGTTCAATTACCGGCGGCCAGTCGGCTCAAGTTTCTTCAGTAGTCACTAGAATGTCCGGTGTTACTACTGCTTCATCAAATAGTATTTACATTAATCAAACAGGAAACGGTGATGTTATTAACATTACACAAGTTGGTTATGCTAACAAAATTGATGGTGCAAATTATAATAGTTCTACTGGAGTAGCAGGTTATCAACAGTCAGCACCTATTACTGGTGGTAGTAATAATATTACCATACGACAAGGTGATCCTATGGCAAAAACAGGAAATAATTTAATAGATTTAGCTGCAATTGGTGGAAACAACACACTTAATTTAAATCAAGGTACAGATGTTAATGGAAATTATACAGGATTAGACCAAGGCGGACACTATCAATTTGATTATATCAATGGCAGTTATAATAATATTACAGTAGTACAAGAAAATACTGGCGTATCAGGTAATCAATTTTCTAGTTTAGTAGTTATTGGTAATTTGAATACTGTTGGCATCACACAAACGGGTAATGCACAAAAACAATTATTTGCTAGTGTGACCGGTAATAGTAATACAGTTACTACTAGTCAAACAGGAACAAGTAAAGATTATCTTAGTATAACCACCACAGGTAATGGTAACTCAGCAGTAGTTACTCAAAACAACAGTAGTGCTTCTGGTGCTAACGCTGCCACAATAGTTCTAAATAATGCAGGTGCACCAGCTTCAGTAAACGTAACACAAACTGGTGGACAAACATATAACATCACTCAAACTTGTGTAACTACTTGTGGAACAGTAACGGTACGCCAATGATTATAGTTCAACTTCTTGGTGGAGTATTTGGTTGGTGCCTTGTATGGGCAATAGTATATGTTTGCGATAAAAGAGAAGAATTAAAATTAGAGCGTGATTTGAAAAATATACGAAAACAATATGAAAAAAATTAGAAAGTTATTATTATCTCCGTTGACAGCTTTATTGACAATGGCATTATGTATTTGTGTTTTTGTTGATAAACCTGCTTTTGTTGAATCGGTAAAATACAGATATCTTGATACTGTAATTACTAGTAAACCAGTAACACAATCTAAAGATGTGGTGATTGTTAATATTGATGATGAAACTTTAAAACAAAAAGGTCAATTTCCTTTTCCAAGGGGCGAATATGCCAAAATTATCCGAGATTTGTATCAACGTGGTGCTGGGCTTGTTGTGTTTAATGTTTATATGCCTGATAACGATAGGTTTTTTCAGGATGATGCTTTGGCTAACACATTCAGGAAGTATCCAGTAATCCTTCCACAAGCTGGTTCTAATGACAAACAAGGTAGTGTTATTCCATTTAGACCTGGTGTTTCAGTAATTGGTGAAGGTTTTGCCGGAGTAGATTATAATTCAATTCAACCAAATGTAAAGGCCTTAAATGAAACAGCTGCTGGCATTGGTATTGTTAATACTTTCCCCGAAATTGATGGCGTCACACGTCGTGTGCCAATGGTCGTACAGTCCCAAGGATTGTTATACCCTTCAATTAGTCTTGAAACCCTCAGAGTTGCATCAGGCGACCCAAGCTTCCAAGTTAAAATTGGCGAATACGGAATACAAGCGGTCAGAATTCCTAAATTTGGAAAAATCACCACAGATGCAGTCGGTAGAATTTGGGTCGATTGGTCAAGCAAACCAACAGAATATTCTTTATCAAAATTACCAGAGAACTTTAATAATTCCATCGTCATTGTCGGTCTCACAGCCAAAGGACTTAATAACCCCGTTGCAACAGCTACCGGTGCAGTCTATCCACATAATCTTCAAGCAGCAGTACTAAGTACTCTCATTTCAGGAACAAACATCTCCAGGCCTGATTGGGCTGATGGAGGAGAGTTATTATACACAATTGCATTATGCTTAATAACTTTATTTTTTACAAGGTACACACATGGTTACATCGCAATCTTCTTTGTGGCAGGAATCACCTATTTCGGAAGTCATGAACTATTTGATAGATACCAATACCTCATTGATATTACTTTCCCACTTTTCACCATATTTTTTACCTTCACACATGGATATGTTGTCAAATTTGTGTCTGAATGGTATCAAAAACAACAAATCAAAAAACAATTCGGAACATACCTCAGTCCCGCATTGGTCGAAAAACTCCAGAAAAATCCTGAACTTCTTACTCTCGGCGGAGAATCAAAAGAATTATCCATTATGTTCACCGATGTTAGAGGTTTCACTACAATCTCTGAGCATTATGGAAAAGATGTTCAAGGATTAACTAAGATTATGAATCGTTATATGACTGCTATGACGAAAAAGATTTTAGAAAACAATGGTACATTAGACAAATATATTGGTGACGCACAGATGGCATTTTGGAATGCTCCTGTTGATGAACCTAATCATGCAAAGATGGCGGTTAAAACTGCATTACAAATGATGGAGAGTTTAGATGAATTCAATACTGAAATTACTAAAGAAGGCATTCCACCTTTTGGTATGGGTTTGGGTATTAACACCGGGGTCGTTGTTGTGGGTAATATGGGGTCTGAGCAACGTTTTGACTATACCTGCCTCGGTGATACAGTCAATCTCGCATCTCGTCTTGAAGGTCAATCAAAGCCTTATGGAGTTCGCATTGTCCTTGGTACATTAACCGCAGAACAAGTGAGGGACGAATATCCTGTTGTTGAATTGGATTGTATTGCTGTTAAGGGTAAAACAGAAGGTGTAAAGATATTTACTTTAGGTAAACCTAATTATAAACATCAAACGTACTTAGATTGTTACTACTCTGGTGACTGGACTAAAGCAAAGAAACTCTGTAAAGAATTGATTGAAGAAAACAATGAATTGAATCAATACTACAAGAATATGTTAGAAAGGCTGGAAGAAGGTCTTCCAGCCAATTGGGATGGTACTTATCGTGCTACTTCTAAGTAATTAAGCGTAAGTTGCTGGATCTTCAACTGCACCAGCGGTGTGAACTAATTCTTCGTTATGGTCATAAACTTTAATAGCATGGCAGTTTAAGCTTCTAGCAAAGTTCATGGCTTGCTCAAAATTAGCAAAAGAATTGATGAAAGACTTTAATTGACCATCATTCCAGATGTGAGATACGACTTTATGAATTGTGTGCATTTGGTTTTCCTTTAAAGGAAGTATTTATTCCAAATCTTTTTTGTCTTATTTGTGTAACGTTTCAGATGGTACTGATTCCTAAAGACATTTAACTGTGGATGTTTATAGGCTTTCATTAGAGCTCTGCAAATATCTTCACTATTTGTTGGGTCGGCATTGTTGAAATAACTAGACCATGGAATCTCAGAAGAACCAATCAAAGGTATTCCTTGAGAGGTCAAATCAGCACCAACAATATTAAATGTTTCAGAAAAACTACATTGTAATCCAATGTCCATCTGTGAACACAATTCTAAGAATTCTTCTCTTGGTGTCCATTGATGATTGATTAATTTATGACCTTTTTCGTGTAGATGCTGAAAGAGACCTTTGAGATTATTTTGAACTGGACTACCATTCATTTCGATACGACCAGCATTGATATGGAATCTTAGTTGTTTACCTAATTTTTCGGCAAATTCAATGGCAGCAAAAGCTTGTACCATGTGATTCTTTAATGGTCGCACGGCACCAAAACAAGAAATATCAATCCAATACTTTTCAGTATCCAGTTTTTTCTTTTTGTATGATTGTGGATAAAAATTAGGTAAATAAATTACTTTCTTTTTACCTAAGTATAATTGAACTTCTCTCAACATTCTAGGTGCATTACAAGCAACTACGATATT